GTAATGCAAACCTCCCACAATATGCTTGAGGCTGTACTTGGACCTCGAGTTGACGACAAGATCCTTCAAGAGATGGAAGCTAACTTTCCAATGCAAAACCCCCACCCTAAAGAAGAGATCACAAGTATAATGTACAAAGCTGGTCAACGTTCAGTCGTTGAGTGGCTAATCAAACGACTCGAGGAATAGAGTATGTTTTGGAAAACTTATTTAGATACGGTACCATCAATAGAAGATCCTGATGATGCTGATTCTCAATGGATCTATGACATAGAAAAGGAGTATACCTTTTCAAGAGAAAGATGGGGTTTAGATGCTGAACAAGCTAGGGATATAGAAACTTCTTTTATAGATTCTGTTTGGGGTACTGGTGGAGCTGGCGTAGATTCATACGATCCTGAAGATGACCTTAGAGCATGGGAACCAGATGCTTCTGGGCAAGTACGCTCTGGATTTGATGCTACTTGGGGTACAGATTTAGTAAGGATTTATGATAAAGATCTTAAACCTGGCACCCCTGAAATGACTGACTACTTAACAAAGTCAGGTCCAATTGATTGGGGTCATTACTGGACTGATGAGAGCTATGTTCAAGCCTTTGAAGATTTAGGTGTTGGACAACATGATCAGTTATCTGAAGTAGAGATGGCAACAAAAATCAGGGAAGCAAGAGGTCAGATAGAATCAGGTGGGTCATCTAGTGATGATGACGATCTTAAAGAGCCTACTGAATGGGAAGGTATGTATGATAAGAATAAGATCAGACTTGATGAAGACGGTAACCTATTTATAAAAGGTAAAAGGCAGGAAGGATACCTAGAAACGATGGAAGCCAATCGTTATGACCCAGTTTCTGATGAAGAATGGCAAGCTGATAGAGAAGAAGAAGCTAAATACACACAAAGAGATTTTAAAGATCTTGGAACAAAAGAGTACAGAAAGACTTTAAACTTACCTAGTCGAAGTAAGTTTGGTTTATCTATTAAAGAAGGTGGTGGTGTTAAACCTAAACGCCCTGCCAATCTACCACCATCATGGGGGAAAATTTAAATGGGATTAGGCGGCGGGATTTCCACTGCTGGTATGGTAATTAACCCTTACCAACCTTGGAATCGTGACACTAGCTTTGGTGCTAGTGATAAATTTGGTCATGCTGATTACACAGAAGCACTAAAAAGTGCTGGCACAGATCCAAGAAACTTAGCTAAAAGACGAGATGAAGTTTTAGACTGGCTTGATAATGAAGGTTCTTCTTTATTAGGTAGTATGAATGTAAAAGGTTCAGGAGGTTTATACGATCAAATTGCAAATCAAAAGTTAGGTACAGCCTTAGGTAGAGGTGGAGGAACTGGAGATTATTTTGGTCATGCAGATTGGTTACAAGCCATGGCCATGGGTAAATCAGATAAAGAAATCAGTGATTGGGCTACTGAGAATCAAAGTAAATTTAGGTTAGGTAATGCACCTGATAAAATGGCTGGTTTATACCAACAAATACAACAACGTGGTAAAAGTGAAGCGGGTATAATGGGAGCACTTTCAGGTGCTGCTGATGCTTTCACACAACAAGGTGAAGATTTTAAAAAGAGCTTTGCAGATCAGCAAGCTGCTTTTGATGATAGGTTTAAAAGGTTTGAAGAAGATAGATCTGCTTATGAAAATGCTCAGAAGCAATGGCAGCAAAGACAAATGGCTGCTACACAGCAGATGCAGATTCAACAAATGAAAGCTATGAATCAAAAACCAGTGATGCAAATTATGCCAGGTGCATCAGGTGGTGGTGGTATGAGCACAGCATCACATAGTAGAAAACGATTAGCAACTGGTCTTAACATTGGATCTCATGGAGACCCAGGACCAAGAAGACCTCCTAAAAAATCAGTGTACTAAACAATGACCGCAAAAAAAAGGTATGACGCTCTCAGAGGATACCGTTCCGAGTATCTAAACAAGGCGGATGTATCGGCTAGACTAACACTTCCATATATAATTCGAGATGAAGAACAATTCAGGGGAGGGACACGTGACCTTGATACACCATGGCAATCAATTGGCGCCAAAGGTGTAGTTACCTTAGCTTCGAAACTCATGTTGGCATTGATGCCAGTACAGACTAGTTTCTTCAAGCTACAGGTGGATGATTCACAATTAGGTGAAGTACCTCCTGAAATGAAAACCGAATTAGATTTATCCTTTGCAAAGATTGAACGCACTATCATGGATGCTATCGCAGCTTCTGATGATCGTGTAGTAATACACCAAGCTCTTAAGCATTTGGTAGTAACAGGTAACGCTTTAATCTTTATGGGTAAAGATGGACTGAAGATCTATCCGTTGAACCGTTTTGTTATAGATCGAGATGGTAATGGTAATGTCATAGAGATCGTAACCAAAGAAAAAATTGCCAAAAAATTATTGGCAGATGTCATCGAAGATTATATGCCACCAGTCAATGATGACCAAGAACGTGAGGAAGACTGTGATGTCTATACTCATATTAAAAGAGATGGTAATAGATTTGTCTGGCACCAAGAGGTGCATGATAAAATCATACCTAACTCTAGGGGTAAAGCTCCATTAGATACTAACCCTTGGATTCATCTCAGATTTAATACTGTAGATGGTGAAGCTTATGGGCGGGGTAGAGTAGAGGAGTTTATTGGAGATCTAAAGAGCCTTGAGGCATTATCTCAGGCACTAGTAGAAGGCTCTGCAGCAGCAGCTAAAGTAGTCTTTGTAGTATCACCATCCTCAACTACCAAACCACAGACCTTAGCGGCTGCTGGTAACGGTGCAATTGTCCAAGGACGGCCAGATGATATAGGCGTAATTCAAGTAGGTAAAACTGCTGACTTTGCTACTGCCTATAATATGGTACAGCAATTAGAACGTAGACTTTCAGAAGCATTCCTTATACTTACTGTTAGACAAAGTGAAAGGACAACAGCTGAAGAAGTACGCATGACACAGATGGAATTAGAACAACAGCTTGGAGGTTTATTCTCCTTACTTACTGTTGATTTCTTAGTTCCATACTTAAACAGAAAGCTTTCTATATTCCAAAAGACTGGACAGATACCTAAGCTACCAAATAAAATAGTGAAGCCTACTATTGTAGCTGGTGTAAATGCTCTAGGACGTGGTCAAGATAGAGAAGCGTTAGGTTCATTCCTAACTACAATATCTCAAACCATGGGACCAGAAGCTACACAACAATACATTAATCCTGAAGAAGTTATTAAACGTTTAGCTGCATCTCAAGGTATAGACATACTTAATTTAGTACGTTCTATGCAGGAAATAAAAGCTGAACAACAACAAGCTCAACAACAGGAAATGGCCATGGAAGGTGCTAAAGTTGACGCTCAAATGGCAGGGACTCCTATGATGGATCCATCTAAAAACCCACAACTAGCGGAGGAACTAAGTGGACAAGGTCAAGCCGTCACGCCCCCAGAAGGTTAGGCGTAAGACAACCAAAAAAGTCCAACCACCCCTTAGTGCAGACGATAAGAAACTCTTTGAAGAGAAAGAAGAGAATAAGTATGCACCTAAGATGAAGGTTGGCAAGCCAACTATCAAAGCACCTGGATCTAAACAGGTAACTACAGTTGGACTAGGAAACCTTAAAGTAATTACTATCGATGGCAGAAGCACAAACACTGACGTATGATCCTAATGAGCAAGCTGAAGGTGAACTCAGTACGGAAGAGAAAGAATCTCTAGAAGTTGGCGAAAGGCTAGCTGAACAGCAAGAGCAATTACTTGCTGGTAAATTTAAAGATGCGGAGGAACTTGAAAAAGGATACATTGAGTTACAAAAGAAACTTGGCTCTTCGGAGAAGGGAACTGAAGAAGGAACTACTGAGACCAAAGACGAGAAAGTAGAAGAGAAAGAAGATGAGAAAGTTGATACAGCTTTCCTAGATAAACTTTGGGATGATGCTAACAAAGGTGAGCTTAGCAAAGAGACTTTGCAAGAACTAGACGGTAAAAGTGCTAGGGATCTTGCTCAATTATATCTACAATACAGACAAGATAACCAACCTGAAGTTCCTCCTGGTTTAACAGAAGAGAATGTTAAGGATTTAAAAGGTATTGTAGGCGGGGAAGAGGAATACACATCTATGATGACATGGGCTAAAGACGCTCTTCAAGAAAAAGAGGTCGAAATGTACGATGAAGTTATGGAAAAAGGCGACCCTCTATCTGCTTTCTTTGCTGTACAAGCCTTAACTTATAGGTATAACGATGCTAAAGGAGTGGACGGACAGATGTTACAAGGTAAAGCACCTGTTGAAAAAGGTGATACTTTTAGGAGTCAAGCCGAAGTTGTCCGTGCTATGAATGATCCTCGTTATGATAAAGATCCTGCTTATCGTCAGGATATCTACGATAAACTAGAACGTTCTAACATTAATTTTTAATCATGGGATTAGGATATGACCCTAACAATGCTAGAATAACTGGCTCAGGGTTCACAGTTAAATACGCAGTGAAGACTTCAGGTGATCCTGGTTTC